GTTAGAGGATGAATTTGCAGACCCACAAGTCAAAGCCCTACAGCAGCAAGTAGCCCAGCTAACAGGCTTTATTCAGAATCAACAGACACAGCAGCAGAGCCAGGTACAGGCCAGCACGCAGTCACTGATTGACCAATTCGCAGCAGAAACTGATGCAAACGGTAATCCAAAGCACCCGCACTTTGAAAGAGTGCGCGGCGTGATGGGAACGCTAATCAGTTCTGAAAATGCCAAAGACTTGAACACAGCGTATGAGATGGCGGTCTATGCCGATCCAGAACTGCGTCAAGAGCAAGTCAAGGCAATGGCCGCAGCACAGTCGCAAGACAGTGTGAAGACAGAGGCGGTCAAGAAAGCGAAGAAAGCAGCTAGGTCAAAAGTCAGAGGCAGTGCAACACCAGCCGCGCCAGCGCTTCCAGCGAATGCGTCGATCCGCGACACAATCAATGCGTCAATTAGACAACTGGAAAATGGAAGGAGCTAGCCAATGGCCAGCCCGAATCTTTCAGAAATCGTCACGACTACCCTGCGAAACAGGAGCCGGACGCTTTCAGATAACGTGAGCAACCACAACGCACTGTTGCGGCGCTTGCGCGAGAATGGCAATCAAACGTCTGTTACAGGACGCGATATTGTCCGTGAACTTGAATATGCCGACAATGGAACTGTGCAGTTCTATTCAGGCTATGAGACACTTGATGTTTCACCATCAGACGTTCTGTCTGCTGCCGTCTTTGACTATAAGCAGCTTGCCGGTAACGTCACCATCTCTGGCCTAGAGCAAGTCAAAAACTCTGGCACAGAGGCCATCATCAATCTGCTTGAGGCACGCATCAACGTGCTTGAAAAGTCGATGATGAACAGCTTGTCCACATCAATCTATTCGGATGGCACTGGCACATCTGGCAAAGAGATTGGTGGCCTTCAGCTAATTGTGGCTGATGCAGGCACCGGCACAGTGGGTGGCATCAACTCAAGCACCTACACCTTCTGGCAAAACGTCCAGACCACTGCAACGTCAAGCGCGTTCAGCACCTCAAACGTCCAGGCAGATATGAACAACATCTATCTGCAACTGGTTCGTGGCGCTGACAGCCCTGACCTAGTGATGGCTGGCACCAATGCCTACAAGGCGTTTCTGGGTAGCCTTCAGGCCATCCAGCGCATCACCAGCGATGATCTGGCCAACTCTGGTTTCACCAGTGTCCAGTATCTGAACAGCGATGTGGTGTTTGATTCATCTTGTAACACTGACCGGATGTATTTCCTGAACACAGACTATCTGCGTCTGGAAGTTGCTGCATCCCGTGACTTTGTTCCAGGTGAAGCAAAAATGTCCGTTAACCAAGACGCAATGGTGACGCCAATGTTCTGGTCAGGAAATCTGACCTGTTCAAACCGCGCTCTCCAAGGCGTGATCCACACTTAAAGGAAGGAGAACTGTTATGACTATTGCAGCAGTAATGGGGATTGACCCCACAGCAGTTGCTGACACTCCTGAGTTTCAGTTGGGTCAGCTTGGTGCCATCGTTGACGACACCAGCGGCACACGCATCTACAAATATGTCCAGTATGACACTGGCAGTGGAAGCGTGGCAGCAGTTAGCGGTAACGCCGCATATTACTACACCTTAGATGGCTACAAGCTGTTCAAGGTGACGTCTGATCTGTCCGACTCTATTGAGATCGGTGCAGGCATTCTGCAATCAGCGCCGACTGACGGCCAGTATTGCTGGGTGCAGATCAAAGGCATGGCAACGATGGCCGCAGCCCTGACAGCAGGCGCTGACGGTGATCCGCTGACGCCAACTGGTTCAGCAGACGGCAAGCTGGATGTTTCAGCAGATGTGACAGACAACGTCTGTGCCATTGCTGGCGACATCAGCGACAAGGAAATCATCTGCGATTTTCCAATGTAAAACCACGGGGGCGGGGCAACTCGCCCCCTTTTTCTATGCAATCGGGAGGATTGATATGAGCGAAAAGGGCATCTTTTTCGAGCGGGAACTTAACGGCCAAAAGCGTGACTTTTGCCGGATTGAAATTGCAGGCGTGCGGGACATCTGGGAAGGACCAGCCCGTCCTGACGATCTGCGCCGCTTTCCAGATGAGTGGAAGGCATACAAGGGCAAAAAAAAGAAGCCACGCCGCAAAGGCACGGGCCTGGTTGACTTGCCTGGCATGACAGAGCCCCGCCGGACTGAACTTGAATTGCACGAAATTGAGACGATTGAAGCACTAGCCGCAGCAGAAGAAGCAACGCTGCGCGGCATTGGTGAGCCATATGTCGAACTTGCCAAGATCGCCAAGCTGCAAGTCGAGGCGACAAAACAAAAAGATGACCTAGTGGTCGAGGTGGCCGTTGCGGCCCAGACCTTGGCAGAAGAGGTAAAACATGAGCCTGCTGACGATAGCGCAGAACGTAGCTGACTTTACAGGGTTTGAGCGTCCGACAACCGTTGTCGGCAACACAGACCCGATTGCACGCCAGCTATTTGCCTTCATCAACCGTGAGGGCAAGCAGCTTATGCGGTCCAATAATTGGCCGATATTGTTGAAGGAACACACCTTCAGCACGGTCAATGGCACGCAGAACTACGCGCTGCCAACAGACTATGACAGGTCTGTAGGCTCAACCATGTACAACCGCACCGATCTTGATCAGATGATTGGTCCGATAACACCGCAGCAATTCCAGCAAGACCGGCATGGCACTGCCAGCGCTGGCATCACGCAAAAGTTCCGTTTCAAGCCGTCAAGCAACGTCCTGAAGTTTGACATCACACCTACGCCAACATCAGCCGAAACGATTGGCTTTGAGTATGTCAGCAGCCACTGGAACCAATCCAGCGGCGGCACATCACAAGCCGCTATGGCAGCAGACACAGATGTCGGCATTCTTGATGAGACACTCATTGAAATGGGCGTCACCTGGCGTTTCAAGCAGAACCACGGCCTGACCTATGACGAGGATTTCCGGCAGTACCAGCTAGAACTGCGCCAGGCAATCAGCCGCGCAGGCGGTGCGCCGGTCATCAGCCTGGATGATGCCAGACGCCTGCTGGTCAGCCCATACAGCTACAACCTACCCGACAGCGGATATGGGGCCGTCTGATGCTGCAAGCGCTGCCAACATCCAGAGGCTACCGCGTCAAAGCGGTCAGCGTGCCAGCGCCTGTGGGTGGCCTGAACAGCCGTGACAGCATTGATGCCATGCCACCGACTGACGCGCTGATCATGTCCAACTTTTTCCCGACTGTGGAGAAAGTCACCCTGCGCGACGGGTACACCAGTTTTTGCACAGGGATTGGCACAGGCAATGTTGAAACACTGGTTGAGCATAATGCTGGCGCGAACCGGCAGCTTTTGGCGATTGGCTCAAACGGCACGCTCTACCAGATCGACACAGGGTCAGCCGTCAGCAAGAAAACCGGCCTTGCGAATGGCAGGGCAGAAAGCATTGAGTTCAATAACAACACCATCTTTGTGCCGTCAGGGGCAAACGTGCCTTTTAGCTGGGACGGGTCAAGCGCCAGCGATCTGTCAATCACGCTGTCTGATAGCGTCAACGCCAACACGCTGACCGGCGTACACGCCCACAAGAACCGCGTTTATTACTGGACCGGCGACAGTCAGAACTTTTACCACAGCGCCACTGTGGACACCTTCCAGGGCAATTTCACCAAGTTCCCAGTCGGCCTGGTTGGCACATTCGGCGGCAACGTCATTATGATCAACACGCTGACCATTGACGGCGGTGAGGGCGTTGATGATCTGCTGTGCATTGTAATGACATCAGGCGAGGTGCTGCTTTATTCAGGATCGAACCCTGCCAGTGATTTCGCGCTTGTTGGTACATTCAGGATTGCAGAGCCAATCAACGAAAAACGCGCCATTGCCAAGCTGGGCGGCGATGTCATCGTGATGACCAAAGAGGGCTATCTGCCACTAAGCCAAGTCGTCCGGCAAGACATTGTTGGCAACAAGGCAGCAGCCATCTCAGAGAAAATACGCGGCACGGTCATTAGCCAGGTCGCGGCAACCGGCACGACCACCGGCTGGCAGATATTTGTCAGCCCGGATGGCGACAAGGTGATTTTCAACTACCCGACTGGTGACGTTGATCCATTCAACCAGCATGTGTTCAACCCAATCATCAGAGCGTGGTGCATT